GTTAACTCTACATAACCATAACGTGTCATGAAAGAAACAACTGGTTCGAAGGTTGATGGATCAAGAACAACACCACTGCTCATCAATGGAATGTATGGGCAATAGAACGCTGCTGCGTCTGATTCACTTGTACCTTTGTAACCAACGAGTACTGTGTCGTTAGCTGCGTATGTGTTAACATAGATCTTCATAGCACTGTTCAATGTACCAACAAACTTAGTGTTTGTAGGAGCTTCGAAAGTACCTTCTGTTGTACGAGCAAATGCGCTTGTAGTAGCAGATTGTAGAATTGTTAACGCTGTTGGGCTTACAACAGCCCAGTTACCAGCACCACGACGTGTGCGTTGAGCGATTGTGTTAGCAACACGGTTGATAGCAACAGCTAAAGAAGCATGTTCATCACCAACGAATGTAGCTGTACCGCTAACTGCTGTCTGGTCCCAAGCGATTTGGTTCTGTGTACCAGCTAAGGTAGCTAAAGAAGCAAGGATCTCTTGATCGATTTCAGCAGTAATTTCTTGTGCTAAAGCAGCCATGATTTCTGCTTCGATGTCAATACCCTGTTGGGCTTGTGCATCTTGAGCAGCTTCAAACGTCCAGCGAGCTGACAATTTACGTGTCTTAGCTTCAACTGTTTGTTTCAAGATTTGAATGCTTAGTTTGTTACCAGCTGCACCTTCTAAAGTAGCTGTACTATCAGCTTTACCTGAAGTAGAGTTACCAGAATATGCTTCAGCAATTTTGAATGGGCTTAGAGCTTCTTCGCCTGCTGTAGCACCTGATGCGCCAGATCCAACTGTCTGTGAATAACGTACACGTAATGTATGGATTTGACCAACTGGGCCAGTCATAGGTTGTACACCAACTAATTCGTTAGCAATAACGGTTGGCATTACACGTCTGATCACTGGAAGGATCACACGATTTAGGGTTGCAACGTTACCGGCGGATGTAGCACCAGCAGTAGCAGACTCTGACAAATACTTGCGGGTATTTTCGAGAGTCGATGCCATTACTGTGCGCTTAGTACCTTGAAGACCTTCTAAAAGAGCTTCTTTGGTTTCCGACCAGCGTGACTCGAGTAATTGTGACATTATAGTTCTCCTTAAACTTTTAGTCCCGCAAGCCTGCGGATGTCATATATATCAGCGGTTTTTTCCTCACCACTGAATGTTTGTGCCTGCTTATTGCCTGTGATTTCTTTCGCCTCTGTTAATGCTTTCTTGACCGGAGTACCGCCATTCATTACTGCTGGAAGGTATTTGTCAAAAGCTGCATATAGCTTTTCTGTTTGTACTGACTCAAGTAATTCGCCCATTACAGACTTCTTGTCACCAGCTAAAGGTCCAAGCAACTCGCCCATTACTTCTGTGCGCTTTGCGGATTCTTTGATGATAGCAATTTCTTTTTCTTTGGCTGTTACTTGTTCTTGTGTTTCTGCAACAATCTTAGCTGCTTCTTCGACTTCTTGAGTTTTTTGCTCAAGTACTCTTAGAAGTTTAGCTGTCTCTGATTTCTCGTTGAGATGGCTTGCAGCATACTCACTTGCGAAGCTTTCAAAAATTCTGCGACCAAAGTCATTGCGGCGAGCTGCATCAATGTCTTCTTTTAATTGTTTCATTTCAGAACGTAGTCCTTTTGTGACTGTTTCTTCAATGATATCAGCTGACTTAGCAATAAAGTCTTTCTTAATTGCTTCAAACTTAGCCTTGCTTTCGCGAACTAATTTAACTTTAGTTTCGGCTAAATCTTTCTTATCAGCATGGAATTCTGCGATTTCTTTCGCCAGAGCATCCACAATAAAAGATTCTAATTTTGCAACGTTACCAGCAACTGCTTTACGATCTTCGTGTAGTTCTGCCAATTCTTTGTTAAGATTATTAAAGATAAATGATTCCATTGCTTTGGAATCGTCTTTCATTTTCTTAACATATTTTGCACGAGCTTCGATAAGTCCTTGGCGGTCTTCTGCCAATTCGCTTAACTCTGCTTGAAGGCGGTCTGTTAGCATAGCTTCAACAGCTTCTACCATAGCACCTTTATCATGCTCATACTTTTGTGCAAATTCTTCACGTAGTTGTGTAGTAACTTGGTCACGGTTTTCTTGAATTCTGCTTGCCCAAGCAGTTTCAATTTCCGATTTGATTTCTTCGGAAATCACATTGTTTTCAAACAACTGTTTTACGATATCTAACATGTGATTCTCCTTGTTAATTGAGACCTTTGATGATTTTCATCAAACTCTCTTTTAGATACTTCTGTGCCTTTGGATCGCCTTGGACTTCTTGTGCTATTTTGAATGCCTGGTAGCCACCTTGATTATTCATCAAGTGCTCGTATACTGGAGTTGGGTAGGCTCCCGGGGCGCTTGGTTGAGCTACTACGTCAACGGTAATAATTTCAAAACCTTGAACATTACCCTGCCCGTCTACTTCGCCTGAACCTCTACTACTTACTCCCAATTTAACTCCCGACGTCAACATGGTTTCAATTAATTGACCCATTGGCGTTGGAAGTAGTTTAAGTTTTCCGTAACCGTTTGGACCGTCCATCCACATTTTTGTAATCATGTGACTGACGCGGTCGAGGTTAATACGTAAATCTTGAGGATGATCAACTTCACCGAGCACGGAGTAACCCCCAGAGATCTGCTCATTGAGCGTTTTGACAGCCCTGCCAATCTCTTGAGAAGAATAAACACGTTGGTTTGCATTGCGGATATCACCTTGGATGCAAATACCGTTTAAATGCAGCGACTTTTTACCGTCGCTGCCTTCTTCGCTCTCTAAGACAATCTTAGCCTGGTCGTAACTCAGATGTTCTGCTAATGTGAGTCGTTTCACCTAAATGTCCTCTTATCTACGGCCACGGAAAAGACCTGCGGCGCTTTTGTCACCGTCGTCTCCAGCTTTTGCGGTTTCTTTCTTTTTAAATGCTGTCTTACCTGCATTACCGCCTGGAACGTTAACATTACCACCGTCTTGTAACTGTGTTGTAGGTTTAGCTAAACCACCTGCTGTACCTTCGCCTTTTGCTTCGCCGCCACGTGCGATATTAGCAGTTGTACCGCCCATATCGTTTTTACCAGCTACGATTGATTTAGCGTTAGCACCGTTGTCACCACCTTTTGGTGTGCCAACTTTCTCAACATATTCACGAACTGTTTCTAATTCAAATTCGTCTTTCATAGGCATTTCTTCACCTTCTTCAGATCCAAACTCGTCACCGTGTTCTTCACCTTCAACGCCTTTTAGTTCGTCAAATTTAGCTTGAAGTTCGTCAACGATAGCTTCGAGGTCTTGGAACAACTGCTCTTCGCCTTCTTCACCTTCTTCGTCGCCCATTTCGTCACCAGCGTCTAATTCGCCAGCAAGGTCGTCGGTTGCGTCTGCACCCATGTCCATTTCGTCGTCTGCTTCAACAGCAATGTCTTCAAAATTTTCATCAAGGTCTTCGTCATCTTCATCTTTTTCTTCTTCAGATGCTTCGTCTACTTTGTCTTCTTCTTTGTCTTCTTCATCAGAAGCTTCGTCAACTTCTTCGTCTTGTAACTCAGATTCAATTAAACCTTCGTAAATTTCACGTGAAGCTGCTACTACATAATCGTGGAAAAGCTCTTCAGCTTTTGCTTGATCTTCATTCACAAGATGCTCAAGCATCTGTGACAATAAATTCTTATCTGCCATGTTATATTCTCCTTAGATTGTTAGGCTGTATTCTATTTACTACGTTACTTAAAAATTGGCATTAAATGGTAGTTTTTTGATCCATTTGGCCGGAATATATAGTTCCAGGGAATTTTGTTTCTAATATGTCATAGGTGATATGACTTAGGTTGGGCAACATAGGCCCAAGTTTATCTGGGATAAATGCGTCAGCTTCTATTACCCTGTAGAAGCGTATATCCCTATATTCTCTAATGACTTTTTCAGTTTGACTTAGCCAATTACCATGATAGGTCGCAGCATCTGACGACTTTTTATAGTTAAAAGTATCAGCGTATACGTTGTTAAACTTGCCGCCAAGTCCTTGATAGTCAAAGCCGAGAATGTAGATTTCTTGATAACCGTGTGTGGCTGCGAGCCATAATGCTGTTGGGCCGCTGCTCCAGCCCTTGTGCGGACTGAAAAAGTTAACTCGATCTTTGGTAGTTACACCTTTATTAGGATTAGTCCAAACTTCGTTGGTCTTGTGATAGCCCGCAGCTATTACTTCGTTGACCATTTTAACATCAACGCAGACAAGATAGTTGGGATTAAATTCTCTGTACTGTGCATTACAACCGTAGACTGTTCCTCTTTCTAACAGTTTTGTAGGATCAGCTGATAATCTGCTGATACCATTACCCAGTACAAATGCTGTACTATTACGCGGCTGCTTCTTGCTCAACTGGAACTCCGTACATTTGTTGGATGAATCCCAGCTCAGATTGTGATTCTGCATCATGTGCTTCTGTTTGAAGTCTCAATTGATTGATTTGACGCAGTGTTAGACGTATTTTGCGAGTGTCATCTTTTTCAAGTACAGATGAATCTTTGCTGTTGTCGTAGCGACGGTCAACGGCAAAGTCGTTGTTTGTATCGTTAAAATAAATGAATTCTCTTAATAGCATCTTGTATTTATTATTGTGCTGGAGGTTCTACTGGAGCTGCTGCACCTTCATCACCTACGCCTGCTTCTGCTGCTGCGGCCATATCATCAGGTGCTACTGCGTCTTGCGCTCCCATATCAGCTGCCATGCCTCCTGGGGTAATACCCGCTGAACGCATTTCAGCAGCTGAATCTGTTGCTGCTTTAAGAGTTGCGCCACGCTCTTCGCGCCACAACTGTTCGTTTTCTGTAATCTCTTCTTGTGTAAGACCCAAGTATCTCTTCATGGCAAAACGCTTGCTCATGTGTGGAATTTCCTGCAACTGTGCAAACACGCCTACACGAGTAGTGTCTAATTCTGCTTGGCGATATGCTGCAAAGTTCTGCGGAGGATTAAATTTAAGTTCAAATAAACTGCTGTCAATGTTAACGCCCTGTGTTGACAACCAAAGTTTAAATTCAAGATCAAATGTTTCAATAACCATTGACTGTAGACGTTCACAGTATTTGTTAAAGCGTAGCTCTTGAATGTATGCTGTGCCTACTTTACCGTCTGCAACTGTGTTGCTGGCTTCTTCAATACCTGTTGGCAGGTACGCACTTGGAATTCTTAATGCACGGAATAATTTATTGGTAAAGAAACGCAAGTCTGTGATCTCACCAAGGTTAGTACCACCTGGCAGTGTTTCAACTTTTGATCCACGACCTTCTGCTGTCTGCGGGAAGAAGTAGTCTTCGTTTACACTCAACGGATTATATGATGCGTCTATCAAGTTTG